TCGGTTGGCGACAAACCAATCATTGTTGATCAGAGTCTGAAGAAGACAGGTGTTGTAAAGAGGACTCTCACCATTCTCTGCACACAGCCGTGCAAGTTCTTCACTATAGCCGGTGTCGGGTATGAGTTTTCCCTTGTCATCTAGAGTACCCGCAGGAAGGCACAACCTTGCCATGTGTCCTTCGATGGTTCCCATGTTGATACCGCCTGTGGGGAAGTCGAGGATCATTGACCAATCACAGTTGGCCTCCATCCACTTCATCATCCGGTTTCGAGTTTCATCACCCTTGAACTTGATTGCTCCGGTTTGGATCTGGAATCCACCGGAGTCACCCAACACAACCGTGTTGCCTTTGTTGCGGCCTGTGACCATGCAGGTCTTACCCGCCAACCCATCCGATTTCGCAGCCTGCCCAGCTGAGTAGAGAGCAGAGCTGATATGGAAGAGATTGCTGTTGGGGTCTAGGAAGTCTAGGTCCTGTTGCGGTACGGGGCATGGACGCTTGGGTTCCGTGTTAGTAACGAACCTCGTGTACATCTCGGAGATGGCGGGTGTGAACCTAGCGTAATCACGGTATCGCTTGGTGAAATCTATTCCGGGCATTGATGACCTCTTATTGGTATTCTCTCCAGAATAGTTATCCTGGGTACCAGAAGTCAATTTCTATTAAAACAAGATGACCGATCGCCGAGGTCGATATGCTCCAGCGTAAATCGTCTTATCAACAATGACCACATCTCCGGGCATCACATCAGCAACGATAGCGACGCTGGTCACAATGTTGTGACCAACAATGGACAATTCCGTAGATTCGACTACCACCAATTGATCCAACGACACTGACGTATCTTGACTCAACAGTTCTATTATCTGATACGATGGTGTCGCTATCGTTGATGATTGCCACGTGCTTGCGAATTGCACTAGGTTGAGATTACCAACTGGTGGCTTTGACTCAGAACCGGACGACACCAGCGGCGCGTGACCGCTGATAACAATACCACCGGTATCGATTCTTTGATTGTGGCTTACCACAATCGACGGAATCTTACCGGAAATTGTTAGATTGCCCGTCTCAGTCAGCGCGTTAACTTCGATTGTCTGACTAGGAACCAAACCAACAATTTCAATCGAAGATACTCCAGCCACAGCGTTGGCAAACGATCGAGCTGTAGGAGCAAATCCGGTGATAGTGAATGTGCTGAAGTTAGGAGTTACCACGGCGGATGCAGTTGGTAAGACTGTACGCCCAATCAATGTCAAAGTGGCAGGTAGCAAGATTGGGAAGTTGTCAACTCTTGCGGAGACACTCAAGCCATTAATCACCAGAGCACTAGATGACAGACTGGACTGCTCATTTTTAGATGCTTGAGTCGCCGGGATTCTTCCCGTTAGATTCAAACCACCGGCGGTAGATGTTGCGGATACGCTGTTAGCACCAATTGGTGGTAGACCTGCTATTACCGAGGTACCCTGACCAATAAGAGAAGTATCTCCCTTTGTTACAAGTATTTGATTTCCAACAATAGTATGAGTTGAAAGCAAAGAAAGGGAAAGGCTCGATGATGAAGCCTCAGGAATTCTACCTAGAATTGCAAGGGTCGAGAAAGATGCGTTGGCATTGCTGGAAGACGCAGTGGTCGGAATCTTACCATCAATAGTAAGATTGGATGAATCAATCTGACTAACAAGTGTTGCAGTTACCGATGGTACCAGGCCGGTTATATTGATATTGCCGGCTAAGAGGGTGGCGAAGCCATTGCTGTTGGCAGACGAAAGTGGCGGATATCCGGAGAGTGCCACCGTTCCTAGAGTGGAAGTTACACTAGAACTCGAAGTGCTAGATTGATTCAACCCAGTTACCGCGAGAGTGCCCACTGCCAAGTTGGCTTCGTTCAGCGTGTCGCTGGTGGCGACAACCGAATATGTAGAGAGAACTAGGCTAGAGGCGGCAATAGAAGAATTGCAGGAGGACGACGGCGACGCGACCAATCCTGTAATTTGTAACGCACTAGCCAGTGTAATGGCTGTGACATTGGCTGTGAATGCAGTGGTGACATTGAAGCCAGTAACAGTGATACCACTCGTCGCCAGCGTGGATTGAACTGATGACGTGGCCGTCGGTGTCTGGGAAACTATGGTGAGGTTGGATACACCTGCCGCCGCCGCATATGATAGCTGCTGTATTCCGTTAGAGGAGAGTGAGATGCCACCGAACGTGACACTCGTTGCTGCCTGAACTGCGACATCGGATTCCGATGTCACTAGCATCGGGCTCAAATTCTGAGAGAGGCTAGCCGCTATTTGGATTACGCCACCACCACTTGAGATCAGAGATCCTAGTGTTGGTGTAGATGTACCGAGAACCAATACGCCAACCGAGGATGACGAAGTCATCGCAGCCAGCGAGTTGGTTAGAGTAACTGATGAGACTATTCCGCCGTTCGATATCAGCGATATAGCACTTAACGAACTACTGAGTGACAATCCTGATATGATGTCCACGTCGCCAGACGTGGACATCATATCAAGGTTAGCGGAAAGACTAGCAATGATCGGTGAGGCTATAGCCTCAACCGTACCACTTGCCACTGCTGTCAGACCATCCAGAGTCTGAATCAGAGAACCGCTGAGCTCTACCTTGACATCGGAAGCGGCTGTGATCGAACCAAGTGTGGCGACCAGGGTGGCGGTGGGCGACTCAAGTAGGAGTATGCTGCCATCTTCAAGAAGAAGGCTGGAGCCGTCCTCCTGGAGAATATATGACATTCAGTCTCCTTAGAATAGAAGTGTTCTAGAAAGGATCGTCCCGGTATTTTGCAACGAGTAGAGGTATTTTACCTCTCCCGTTGGATTAGAGATGATCTCCATAAAGTTACCAATGTGAACGGCGTTTTGTGGTATAGACGTTGTCGCGATGCCATCAATTTTATGATAGTTGATATTGTAGCCAAAAATACGGACAGGACCAGAAGCTACGGATCGACTCATTAGTAATGTATCGACGCCATCATAGGCGTATGATGATCCAGTGTTAAACAATTCACCCTGTGGTGTAATGAAGTCTGCGTGATCCCATCGCCCAGTAGTGATATCGTAACGATCCATAGTGTTCGATCCGCCGCCTCTTGGCGAGAAAATGAATCTGGCTTTTTTAGCTGCGTCTGTGCCATTCCAAGCCCAGACAAGGTCAATACCAGCAGCTCTTGGAGGAATAGCAAGGATTGCATACGGCGTATGTACGTCTGGAGTACCAACCGTGGCTGTCAGTGCGGTTGAGGTACCGCTGGCGATTGCCACCTCAGTTCCAGCCAAGGCAGCACCAGTCACGCGAATTCGCTTACCAGCCCACTGGTTGACGGTCCAGTTTTTGGTGGTCGTTTCAGTAATTGTGTTAAGAGTCGCCGCAGTGTTTAAGCCCCACGTATCCGCAATTTCATATCTGGTCATCCCGTCTGGTGTAAAGCTTTGGGTCGAGAATGTCAGTGTAGTAGCAGTGTTGGATATGATTGAGATTCTACCAGACCCATAACCAGTCCCGGCTTCAACTTTGAACAGGTATCCAGCCCATTGGTTGGGAACCCAGTTTTTAGCTGAGTCCACAAGCGTCGTTGTAGATCCGCCAGTTGCTCTGCCGTAGCCAACCTGATCTGCTTGTTTTCTCTGGTTGTCGGATCCAAAAACTTTGGAATCGTAGACCACATATTTCGATGTTCCGTTACCGGCTGCTGTAATGGCTAGACCAACAGTAATGGTGGTGGCGGTATTCGAAACAATCCATCGAATCTGTGAAGTTGGAGCCGTACCCGCGACCATAACGTGAATGAGGCGACCGGCGTGTTCGTTCACTATCCAGCTCTTTGTAGAATCTACAATTACGGTGACACTTTGTGACGCTGTCGCTACCATGGTAGCTGCGGCCGTCGTAGCTACACAGAATGTAGTTGGAATAGTGGTGACTGGAACACCAATGATGGTGTAAGCTGCGTTCCAGGTGGCATCGGTGCAACCAGCAAAGGTTATAGAGTTGCCTCTCTTGAACCAGTGCGCCGATGTCGTAGTGATTAGTGCGGTTGGACCAACTGTCGTGATAGAAAGAGTAACGGTACCAGTACCAGTACCACCCGTGACCGTAGTGGTGTTGCCGGTAGCGTAACCAGTTGTCGTTCCGGAATGTGCTAGTTCGACTGACGTGATAACACCCGTTGGAGTGATACCTGTGACGTGAGCCTGAGCACCAGCACCGGTACCGTTGGCAAATGTAAGAACATCACCGATGGTGAATCCTGAAGTACCGCCCGCAACAGGAGTTGCGTTTAGCACTTGAACACCAAGCGCAATTCTGGTACCAGTCGTTACACCAACCGGATTCCATCCATTCATAGAAGCACTGATGTTGGTAGTTACGCCATCATCAAACGATTGTCCCTGCATCCAGAAATCATTTTCTGGAGAATAGGCGAACATGGTGGCAAGCGCACCACCCGCAACAAAGATCTTATCCGAATCTGGCCAAATTTCATAGGTCGACCCGGTCGTTGGAACCACGTCCCAGTTTTTAGCTACCGTGAACGCTGTTGCTGTATGCCCAATGATTCTTCTATTTTGGCCAATACCAGTTCCACCGGTAATGAAAATTCTATGGTTGCTGTAGCGATCAGGAGTCAGCGCCAACCCAGCATCCGCAAGGGTTCTACTTGTGCCAGACACTACACCAACGTTTGTGACGAGCGCTGTGCCAAGTTTACCGGTCCGCTCTATGGCAAAATCAGTACCATATGCTGCCAGGAGCAAACTCTGTGGAACAGTCTTGGTTTGCCAAGAATCATGAATGACATCGTAGTATTGTAGCGTCATAAAGGGGGTCGCTGCCGCCGAGGACAACAGATAGATTCCTCCAGAAGCAGCGGTAAAGAATGAAGAGTTGTCCGGCGTAGTAGTCCAAGCGTCTACGCTATAAACGGATGCTGAAATCTCATACATCGACTGCGCACCTGCAGTGGTGGCAGGTAATACGTTAGGCGCAGCGGCAACGAAAATTTGGTTATTCCACTGGTCGTGTGGTTGTAGGTTGGCGTCTGCAACATAGAGAGTGGTGGCGTCATTATACAGAATCTTTTTGTACAGCGTGTTAGCTGTACCGAATGTGATACCAACCAGGTATCCAGCCCATTGATTCATACGCCATTTTTTCGTGGTATCGGCCAGGGTGGATGTGGTAGTACCAGTAATAACACCTGACTCGTAAACGATGTCGCTTACGTGGGTCAGTGTTCTAGTTTGACCGACACCTGTTCCCTGCAGGATTTCCATGGCCTCACCATTGAGAGTTGATCTCAAAGCTGGGATGGTAACCGTTGTGGATGTGGCATCAATTATTCTTCCGTGGAAGCCGCGACGCTTTGTGTATCGCATCTTTGCGGCAGTAACACCAGCCGTGTTTGGCGATGTGAGTTGCTGCCACGTGTCAGCCTGTGTATCATAACGATAGAAGGCCGCAGCGTTGAGGTAATAGATGTATCGGTTGCTTGCATCGTCCGACGATGTCATTGCTGATACTGCCGACGCAGCTACTGGCGCTTGGCTCATCAATTCCCAAAACGGAACGTCGATAACCTTTTTGTTGTTGTTGGTTATAGGCATGTGTGTACTTTCTCTACGATACTACTATGTTGGCGCGCGGACCATTGGCATAACCGGTTCTTGATAGCGCTCGCATCATATCAAATGCGGGAATACCACCCATCGCGGTTTGGTTGCTCACCGTACCCACCGTAGTCACACCAGTGACCGTGGTGACCGTGGTCACCGCAGTGACAGTTGATACGGTTGTTACCGTACCAAGGGTCGCCACGTTGTTGACATCAATGTTCAGGCGGTTTGAACCACCGCCCGTAATGATACCTAGTGGTTTAAGAAGCTGGAAGATTCTTCGCAACAGCGATAGACTGCCTTCTTCGGCAGGCGATACGATGTTGTTATCAGCATCCTTTAATCGTGTTGATTCTAAGTACATCGTCTTTCCTCAAAAAATCAGCCATTTGCCATTGGCAAATGTCAATCCAAACGAAGTATTGACATTGGATATGATAACATCGGGATAACCATCAATAGTTTCAGCGCCATCGGGCAGTATTGTGATTGTCCCACTATTTATGTTCTTTATCTGATATTGTTTTCCGGCCGTCCCTGCTGGGAGTTGAAGTGTGAATGTCCCATCTGTGATAATCACACTGTCGTCTGCTAGAAGAGTATAGTTGGATGTGACATTGACCACCTTCGTGACTGTGAGCAAATCAGAAAGCAAGATCTTCTTTGTGGTGCCACTCTGAACCAGAACGCCAAGTTCGGTCCCTATGAGAGGAGCACTGGCCGATGGAAGTTCACTGATTTTTGTATCAACCATCGAGTCCTACTTATGCGTTTGCGTCGGTCAGGGTGAAGGTATTGACGGTAACAGTCTGCGAGGTGGCAATTGAAGTGTTATCCAATTCCATATCACCACCACCAGAAGTAGCTGTTACGGTACCCTGCATGTGACATGTGGTACCTGCGTTATCAACAATTCGGAAATGTGCCGCAGTGCCAGTGGCTGCCGCAGTACCAGTCCACGTGCCCAATTTGGCTTTCGAGCCAGCCGATGCTGCAGACATGTAATCAGAAGGTAGGGTAATTTCACACAACAAGGTTCCAGAGGCGGCCGTTCCACAGTTGGCAGGTTGGGCACCTGTACGAATTTGCAGCTTTGCGGTTGCACCAGCGGCAACTTCAAAGGCATCCAGGCGACCGTTACGAACGGCGACAGAAAGTTGAATGGCCATGAATTATCCTTAAGATAGTGTGAAGAGACCGGAAGCGTTGATTGTGATGCTCAGCGTACCATTACTTGGACTCAAGCCAGAACCCACACCAGTTTCCAGATCCACAAACCCAAGAAGATCCTTATTAGAAGCAGTGTCGTTATAGATCACAGCATACTTGGCCGAGAATGTAGAAGACGTCCAACTCTGATCATCACAGTCGACTGTGATTGTACCAGTGCTTCGCGTCACCGTCATAGCAAGGGTTTTGCCGGCAGTGGTGTAGCCGTTGCCATTGGCAACTTGCGCTGTTAGGTCGGCGTATCGAGCATCCGTCGATGTACCAGCAAAGGTAGCATCAATAGACTGCGAGCTTGTCACCAGAGCCATTTTGTAAACGTGAGTATCCAAGTCGTGGATACCGTTTAGAAGCTTGAGCTTGGCGATATTGAAAACTGTGAAAGGTCCAGCAGCCATCGAGATCTCCTTAGAAGGCGTTTATGTCTTCTATTTATTCAGGAGATCACCCAGCTGAATACAAAGCTAATATGGCTCAATTCTGGGTCAGTGTTCTGCGGTGCTACCAATAATAGTATGTCATTTGGTGCCACACTCGAGCCATGATAGGTCAGTGTCGCCACAGAACTACCGGCCATAAATCTCACATCAATGAAGGACGTATTATTTTTGAGCAGGAAAAAGGTGCAATCCGATTGGGTGGCAATCTCAGCATTTGCCTTGGTCTTGGATGGATCAATCACAATGTTGTCGAGCACTATGATCCGCATGATTTTTTCCAAAGGACCTGGGCGGTCACCCACGAACGCACTCATTCTCATCGGAGCCGCAGGACCGGTTGGCCCCAAAGGACCCACGGGACCAGTAGGTCCCACAAGCGGAACAAATGGACCCCATCCAGGAGCAATCTTAGGTCCATAGAATCTATGGTTCAGAGTGTCCACATAATAGTCACCAACATCACCAACTGGAAGAGTGGGAGGACCTTCGCCATTCAAAATAGTTCGGGCCACCGCGCCCGTGGGCCGCATGGAGACCAGTATTTTAGTTGGCGAGAGGGCGGCGCCGATTTGTCTCTGCCATGCTCCGGATGGTGGAACCTGCGTGAGCTCGCCATTGATACCACAATAAAGAGCCCCAGGGCTCCAATTCCAAGCTGGGTCCTCTATCTCACCCACTAGGCGGATAGAAAGGGAGTTGCCAATACTGGCATTCTCAACAGTAACGCCTAGGATTAGATCAGCATCAGTCGCCAGGCCAACATCAGGATAACCAGCGTGGTCCTCACCAATTTGCTTGACGACTCGATAGCGTTGAAGAGAGGTATTGGCAGCTCTGATAATGCTAAGATTGGTAATCGGAAAGAATTCACGCGCGATAGCGAAATCAACCGCGGTCTCGTCCATGAGAGATCCGGGAGTTACCGTTTCGACACCTGAGTCACTTATAGTGAGGATTAGGTCTTCACTCATTAGGTATATGTCACTCCGGGCTCAAGAGGGATGAGACCCTCCAACCATACGGTTTCTTCATCGTTCTTGGTAGCGATGATGTCATAGTAGGTATCAATCTTAGTAAGTACCGTAGAAAAAGGTCCAAACTTGATTTCCAGATAGGTAGAACCCGCCTCATGTACCACATTCATACCACCCAGTTCTGTGTTCAAGGTAGCCAATACGGCGCTGAGAGGTGATTGTTCGGCTCGAATCTGCATCTCAAAAGTGTAGCCGGTAGTATTGAAGGCCACACCATCCTTTTCCAGTTTGATTCTGAAAGTATGGGAAACATTGGCCTTGAGTCTGGGGAAGTTGTAAACTTTACTGGTTCCCGCGGGTGTGATCACAGCCACCGGACTGGCCATGACATAGCAGAATGCCTGGCCGCGCTCGGCTTCATCGACAAACAAGAGGAGCTCTGTACCATCGGGCTCTTCCACGATGGCACCATAACTCAACGCTCCCACGGGCCAGTGCATGGTGAGCTCTTTGGGAAGGTTCAACATCATGATAGCTCTGTCAGTATCCACCACCGTGAGGAAAGGCTGGGCCAGAATTTCATTAGTGTATCGGTTCTTAAGAACCAACCGAACCCGCCTACCAACGATGTTGACGACCTTGCGGTCCTTCTTCCGAAGCGCAAATTCGATCTGGTTATCAACACCCGCGTAGATCCGAAAGTCTGCTTTGTCCATTGGTAGGTTCCACAAATTTGAAGGTTGGTTATCCGTAAACCGTTGAACTAAAGTGATTCGGTGTCTGATATCGTATAGAATGATCATCGTTCCACCAGTCTGTTTAGCCTGATATTTAGCTCACATAAATAGGGTGGCGTTATTAATCAGGACAAGTAGTGAACAGTCAACTTGAGAAATTTCCATTCCTGACCCTGGGTAAATACCTAGATCAAGAGTACCTTGGAATCATTGGCAATTCTGATAATCAGATTGTCTCAATGTACCTGTTTGATCTCTTGCCTGAAGACTCCTACAAGAGTCTCTTTCTCGCTCTGGGAGATGAATGGTGGTGGGAGACTAACCGTCAGCTACCAATCAACGTGGCACTCAAAGATCGCTGGGTGGTGTTTCGACCATTTATGCGAAGTTTTATCGCCAAGGACTTCGAGATCATAGCCGGACCCTGTGTGAGTCTAGACAGTGTGATGATCAAGCGCATCAAGCGCAGACAGATCCAATTGATCCGCAAGGATATCTAAGCCCAAGTCAGCTTGAAGAGCATCGCGTCATCGGGATTCACAAAACCCCAGGCGAGGTAGATCATTCCATCAGTCAAGCCTTGTATTGGATAGAATGTCCATTCCCTAACATTCTGCTCGTGTAGCCAATCCAGCTGGGCTTCAAAGTTAGTTGACTTCAGGCCATACCTGGCGGGTTCAAATTCTATTGGGGCCCATACAACTTCAAGTGACTTGATCTGACTAGCATCAACTGGATCTATGTATCCTGCGAAGCGGCCACCCTCCCGGATACCTTTACAATGGTAGTGTTTATGATCCTCTCCTTTGACAGCATCGAAGAGTAAATATTCGCCGGCGGTGATATCTGGGGCCATGAGACCCACGACTTCCAACCAACCATAATTCATATCACAGTCGCCTAGACCCAAGCCCAGGCAACCATTGTTCAATACGAGCAGGTAGGCTTCGTTATAGTTGACTGAACAATGGCGTGTCATCGAGAGCCTGCTCTACGAAAAGGTTCATTTGTATTATGACGACATATGAATATGAGAGCGCGTGAGCCTTCTTGAATCCATATTTGTCGTCATCCACATTGGTCCAAATCTCAGCTTCAACCTCGGCCCACGAGCGGCCCACAAGGTGGCGCTTTGCTGGTCTGATCAATGCCAACACCATGGCCATCTGTTCGATGGTCCTGGGTTTCATCGACTCCACGACATCGAAGTGACCGTTGATGTGGAAGAGCTCATTGACCACACTCTCAATCTCGAGAATATCCCATTCGGGTTCTCGTTCCATGAGTTCAAGCAGATGTTCCTCGTCTCTGACCTTGTTGTAGATGTGTAGGTTAAGGAAATCGATTTTGAAATAACCACGTGATTCAGCTTCCTTATAGGGAAGGCTGGCCCAGCCCGTCATCGCATCAGTGGGAATATCTTGAAAGTAGACACCAACATTGTGCTTCTTGAATGCACCATTCTCCATGCGACTTGCGGGTATGTGGAGGAGGTCCTCGAGTGCGAGATCACGATCCGCGAAGTCGATATCAATGTCGGGTATGCGAGTCATTATCCGAATACTAGCTTGAACAACATAGCGTCGTCACTATCCGGGAATGCGATTTCCACGAATCCCAGGTACATGGTGGGCAGGTGACCGAGGCCGCGCTCATCTAACCATTCTAGAACCTCATCTCCCCTGGGATAGTCCTGTGGGTAAATCATGAACATATTGGGATTAAGGGCTTCTTGGAAGAAGGGTTGGGAAACAATGGCGCCGCCGGCGGGATTATAACTATCTTGAAGACTGTTACGAGCATACAGGTTGGGGTCTGCTCCACCACGAGGCATCAGATGAAGCTCAACTTGAAAAGCATAGCGGTTTCAGCATCAGGCATTTTGACGATGTAGAGTACTCCGTCGGCTCCAACATCATCGTATTCGATGCCACGGTCTTTCATCCATTGCATCTGGAGACGGGCCTTTGAATTGAGACCAAAGTGAGCTAAACAGTTGAAAACCAAAGGATCTTGTTTGGTTTGCCGGAAACAGGCAATCCGTTCAAGAACGCGGTTGAGTTCCAAGTAGTCCACCATCTGTCTTCGTGTTGTCCACTACCACCGAGAGTCCGGGCTTGGACCCTTTGTCGTTATACGTCAGTTCTAACATGACCGACGCATGGTAGTCAAAGTTCACTACCATGGGTTCCACGCGCTGAATCTTTATAAATTCCACACGGGCGCTACCATAGTCTTTGATGCAATATACGAAGGCACTGATTAAAACATCCAAGGAGGTCAGAGCTGGATGATTTGGGTTATCACGTTCTTCCTTGGGAAGTTCGTAGATAGCTTCTAGATTGTTCGCAATCAGGAAGTGAAAATGCCAGGGCTTGAGATCACTCATTGTGCGGCGACCATCAAAAGCTTTGGTGTGCTGCAGACCCATTAGAAGGGAGTCTTCTTCGAACCAGATTTCTTCGACCTCATCAAGATCGTCCTGGCCAATGATTACATAATTGGCAGAACTGGTCGAGTAATCCTCGATCAACACACTCGTAACCATACTTTTACCTCAGATCGACCTTATTGGCCAACTCATCTTTGAGCTTGCGGATCTCGTTCGTCATGCGATCCATCGCACGTTGCATCTTACTGTGAGCATTATGCAACTCCCGCTGTTGGTTGCGCGTCTCACGGATCTGTTCTTCGAGAAGTTTGGTGTAGGCCACGGTGGGCACATCCAAGAGCTGACCATTGACTTCGATCTGCTTCACATGACTACCATGGACCTTCATACCAGCCAGAACTTTCACAGCACGCTTCTCTTTGTCCTCAGCGGTGTCGGGTCGTTTAACAACCGAGGCCTGCTTGGCTCGGTTGTACATCCTACTCACTACTGAATTTGAATCGGGCATACTGGCCTCCAGTTATCTACAGTGTTATTTACCTACTCAGACTCCTGCTTCCTTAAGAAGGATCTTGATGAAGTCCATATCAGTCTTATGACGCTGGACCTTGTCACCCCAGAAGAAGGGATTGATCCACTCTTTAACCATCATGAGCTGCTCATCAGAGAGCCTCTCGAACAATTGGTTGCCCGCGTCGCTATACAGGAGCCAGGGACTTATACGCCCCGTCTGGATCCAACGAGTAGCAAGCGAGGGACTGACCTTGCGGAAGAATTCTTGCCAGGGCTCACCGGTATCACGGGCCCATTGTTCCATGAGGAGAATGTTCCTCTCCACAGCTTTCTGTGGTTCTTCCTTCTTCGCGAGTTCACGAACCCAGCGCTCGTACCAAGTCACGTTACTCCAGTCTCTGAGTTGTACCTGCTCCTTGATCAAATACTCCACGAATCCCTCGGGCTCAATGGCGTTGATGTCTAGGATATAGCGACCGAACGCTGTGAACGCTGTGAAGTATGAGGAATACATGAAGTCCTCATACGCCTTGGGCTTCTTCACACGCATCGAGATCTCATAGAACTTCTGAAAGCATCGGAAACCAAAGCGGATGTATTTCTCGTCACGCCACAACCAACGACGCTTGTGCTCGCATGAGTGAGCCAAAAGAGCGTTCTCCTTAACGAACACCTTCTTGCAGAACTCACATTTGATCTCAGGCTCCACCACCTTGGCGATCTTCTTTTTAGCTGCCGCCATTGAACTTCTTAAACTCGTCGATAAGAGGTTTACTGTCGCTGTCCAACATGGCCATATCTCTGAGCAACTGTTTGAATGAATCCAAGGTATATTGGCTCTTGATGATCTTCAATTCCATGGAGTTCAAACCGGGATGGTGTTCGAGAAAGAATTGATCCAGTTTGTTGGATTTCTTCCTACTCTTGGCCATTGGAATCCATCCATGCCTGTATGTCGTACCTGTGCCAACGGCGGCCATAAGCTTCCATTGAAGTTCAGGATGTTTGGATATCTCCCAGAAACCAATGTTTACAACCTCATTGGTTATGCAGATATAATACTCAGCCATCTTGGAGCCATCATCTACCACACTTAGCCATTTCATAGCCGGTAGAGGTGAAAACGCTTTGCGCTGTTCATCTGTGATATCTTGGTAGAAGGAAAATCGCTGCATATCGGCGGCATACATCTCATCCTTAATATCAAGGACGGGTGCTGTTTTGGGCTTCACTGGTTTCTTGGGTGCTGCCATGCTATTCTCCTGGGAATTCTACTTATCCAGAATAAATAGAAAGACGCCTTGGCGTCAATTTCTATCAAACATAAAGGGAGGTAATCCAATGGGACGCCCACTTAAGAAATCATTTTTCGGGTCCCCAGCTGCCGCCGGTGCACAGGTTGTTCTCAACTCTGCTCGTATCGCTGGTCAGTCGGCCGCCGCAGGTTATTATATTGTCCGTCAAGTAGGCACTGGTCGTTTCCAGGTCACTAACGGCTCACTAACCGGTGTTGTTCGTCTAGTAGCTGCAGGTACACTACAAGAAGGTGAAGCTCACGCCATCGTTAAGCCACACGGTGGCGGCGCGGATGAATACGCCAGGGTAATTCACAATCGTTCGGTTAAGACATGGTCGGGCAACACCTACGCATGGTCCACCGAAGCCACTACAACCGCTGGTCAGGCAATGATCGTTGGTACCGTAGCTGTTGGTGATCCATTCACCCTAGCTGCTGCTATCACAGGCACGGCGCGTGTTGGTTTTACTCTAACAGCCGTTCCAACACCAGCTGGTCATCTGGGTTCGGTCGCCTACACATATCGTTGGCTCTCGTCTGCTACTACCAATGGCACCTTCGCCGCAATCGGTGGTGCAACTGCTTCGACCTACGTCGTGGCCGGTGGTCAGGAAACAAGGTTCATCAGGGTTGAAATCACAGGTACGGATGCAAACGCAGACGTAGCTGCTGGTACGAGTGTCTCAACCACTGTTGTTCTAGCTGCCTAACACCTAAGACAAGTGAAGCGGAGAGTGAATGCTCTCCGCTTCATCCTTGATTAAACTACCTGAGTGATATCCAATACGTCAGGTAACTTATTGGTATCCTTAACAAAATAAGCGCACTTGGGTTTTCCACCCAATTCAAGTGGGATGGTCAGAATATGACCATACTTGAGCTTGGGGAAATGCCATTTCACATCAGGGAAGACGTTGATAATTTCGATGTCTAGGAACTCCGGCATGTATCCCGAGAGTGGATTCATTGTGAATGCTTGGAACTCTCGGTCGTTGATTTGCTTCAACGATATCAACTCCAATTCACCAGAGTTCTTATCTCCAATCACGATACTCCAACTCATTGGCATCTGCATCTGCATGTTGCCAATGCGCAGATCCACAGCTGGTTCATTGAAGCTTTCCAACCAGAGAAGTGGAATGAACATATAGTCTACATTGTTGTGGTCACTGTAATCCAGGACACAATACCGCATGTCTTCTACTGAATCGGGTATCGCGTTCATGGAAAAAGTATCGTTGTTCTCCGTCAGGATTCTCATTTTAGTGCTTTCTGGTAATCCACCTTAATAATCTGGTGGGGGTACTTGGCTTCCTTGTAGTCGCCTTTGCGTTTCTTCATGTGTTTGGCAGAGAACTTACAGTTGCTCGCCATGTCGTAGACGTTGACAAAGTCTTTGTCCTGAGCTTTCCGAATGCCGCGACCGATACTCTGAATAACCCTAGTGTGGGATTTGCCTGGCTCGATGAGAATAAGGTTGAAGATCCGTGGAATGTTGATACCCACGGCTGCCACTCCATACGTGGCGATCAAGACCAAGTTGTCACTACCCGTGTATTCATCGTAACTGGATTTACGATCCTTTTGCTTGGTGGCGCCATAGACAAACTTGCTGTCTGGAATACGAGCTTCAAGCTCTTCGCCCGTAGTCACACGGTTGATGAGGATCAGTGTGTTGCCGTCTTTGGCGCGTTCCATCGCAAATTCACTAATCCAGTCGAGACGGTGAGGATCCGTGACTAGGTAGTTGTATTCTTCATGGAAGGAATCGAACTCAACCGTGTCGAGCATCTGCATGATCGAGATATCTAGGTTAGCTAGTACATCCATGGCCATGAGCTCGTGAGCTGCTAGGCGATTTGTAACCGGACCCAGAGAGGCCAAGATGGAAGTGAACTCGTGTTCTTCTTTGGGAACGGTACCGGTGAGTCCCCAACGAATAGGAACGTTCGCGAACGGACCACAGAGTAGGTTCTTCAGTACGTCTGCTTTGGCCATGTGAACTTCGTCCACCATGACGCAGATCACGTCTTTGCTGAACGTGTCGATATCCAGCTTGTCTGCAGTCACACCCTTCTTGGATGTCTTGTCCAAGATATGTAGACTCTGCCATGTGCAGATGGTGTGTTTGTGGCCGGGTTCCTTACGGTCACCATAGTAGACACCCACATCGAGTCCAAGGTTCTTGTAATCAGCCTCAGTTTGATCCACGAGGCTCTTGTTTGGAACAATCACAATCGTTCTTCCATGTGCCTCACAGAGGTGACTCAGAGAAGCTGTGAGTAGAGTCTTACCCGCACCTGTAGCAATCTCTTGGATGCACTGTGGGTTCTCGAGGAAGGTACGAACCACGTTGACCTGATAGTCACGTAGCTTGATGTCCTGTCCCGCTGCTGGATGACCCGTTGGCCACACTGGATTGGGAGCGTAGTCAACAATGTAGTCCTCATCTACCTCCGGGAAATCGAAGGCAACATCTGGACGATGATCCTCAAGTTCAATTTCATACCCATTCTCGTAGATGATGGGTATGACTTTGTCCAAGAGGTTCACAAAAGTGTTTCCATTGAGCGCGAAGTATCGCACGCAACCATCCCACCGTCCCAGCTTGAAAGCTGGCATGTGCCGAGCAGCGTGGATGAAGAACTTCAGCGCCTCGCTACATTCACGTCGTGTCTTTGGATCCAGATCTTTGAAACTTGCGTTTACCTGATCATGGATTACTAGAGTACATTTCTTTGACATCTAGACCCTTGTTCTTGTTTTTATTTTGGGTCATTGGTTATCCCAACTATCACTCAGAATACTGGTGAGCGGGTATTTATGTCAATAAACTGGAGAGGGTTAGCGCACGAGAGCTGTAAAGACGCCCATGGTGGGGAATAGGTCAACTGGCGCGACACTGAGGTAGCCACGGGTACGCAGATATGCACCACCCGTTCCGTCTAGATTCCAAAAGAGATTGGTCATATCAATCGTGTGCCAAAGCATATTGGCCACGTTGGTAAGCCCCACCGTGAATTGTGATTTGGGAGAATGTAAATCACTGATCTTGTACGTTGGTTGATCTTCTAGACTCACAAGGCATATCGTAGATCTGATCTCACGAAGCAGGCCAGCCAAGCCCTCACTCCTGATACTCGCATTCAACATAGGAGCCACATCATCATTGATACACTGGTCAAATGTCAGGTCACTGAGTATCTTGTTCTTCATCAGATCAGTCAATGTGGTGAGAACCCATTTGGCATCTTGCGCGGCTGACTTCGTGGTGTACCTGACCAATAGATCATCAGGATAGCTACTACCAATCAGTTTTTCCCAATCTGCTAGGTTGGCTTTCTTGCAGACAATGAGAATACGGCCGGGTTGCCGCAGTGCGGCACTTACTAGCCCCAGAGAGCGGGCCTCAGGTACCGTATTGGTCACAATGGTACCGCGGCCGTTCCAATCAAGGACCTGTTGTACGACCCCTATTTGGGCACCCGTGAGTGTGTCAGGTAGAAGAGATTGATCCAACAATCCTTGATCCTTGAGCAAGCGGATCTCTGGAGTCACGGTCGAACCATTTAGTTTAGATAAAGCCAGGAGGTTGCGGGCCACTGCGCCTGTGTTGGGAAGGTATGTGAAACTATACATCGGTTCCCCACAGTGACTCCTGAAGATTCATCATCCTGGCCATGAAGGCGTCGTCTTTGGTCTCGACGCAGATCTCATTATCAACGAGTGTGATCTCTGATTTACCGAGTCGTGAATTGCTCACACCAGCAAGAAGCTTTGCGACATCATCATCGAAGTCAAACCCATATCTGGAGATAATCTCAATCACACCGGCGTAGTTGGCTACACTGACAGGGACCACCCAGAGTTTGTTCTTGGGTTCATAAGAGGTCTTGTGCGTTCCAAAACAATCACTCGTCTTGAAAGCCTTGAGTGCTTCCTTAACCTCGGGATTAAATTTGAAGCGGAATACCAGGTTGGCCCCACCACACCATCGAACTTCTCTCTTTACCGTTGAACTCAAGTTGGGAGGAAGGCGAGTTGTATGCTCGCTGGTGACTTGCTCAATATGAGTGTATGACATACCCGCAAGTTCAAGATGAACTTGGTATCGGTCTATCAACTTGAGGATTACTCCAACTTGTCCTGTAGACAATGGCTTGGCAGAGTCTCGAGTATGCCAAGCCACCTCGCTGACGAATCGACGGTCCCAAGAGTTTGAGATACCATAGGGTTGACCCGTGCTATCTCGGGGTGGGTCCCAATTGATTTCGTCTAGTCGTTCGATGCAGTCTTCAAGGGTTGCCATGTTTCCGACGTCGTAATGCTGGCCAGGTCATCCTGGATAGCATGGCGTCTTCAGCAAGGTCAAAACTAAACCACATCTGGATGCGAACATCTTTGGTGTCACTATCCACCAATGGTGTGGTGAAACTACACATCCACCAATGACCCTTGAGATTGTCCAACATCCAATTCACAGTTGGTTCGATGGTGATTGGTAGTAGATCTTCGTTAGGGGACGACATGAGATCGTAGAATGACATCACATCCATGAAGTAGACATGCTGATAAGGAAGACTCAGATAATCATCAGAGCCACGCCTAGGGTCAGCTCTATTGAGCTCAAATTCAGCTATCCACCAGTTGGGGAGCCCATATATAGGATGCTGAATCAGCGGGTGCCCTTGAGTACCGTCACTTCAGCAACACGCTGCCAGTTGTCGTATTTCATCTTGCGGATGTCTGCGAGTTGCAGAACCTTACGCAGGGAGAGTTCACGGAAGCGAGCAGCGTGGTCGTGAGTGAATTGCAGGACCTCTTCGACTTGTGTTTCATCAAGCCCAGCCTTGGTCAGCATTCCACAATCCCGAGCGACGTGGTTGATGCGAAGCAGCTTCTCACGGATCGTCTCGATCGTGAGATCAAGGTAGAGGCAGCGTGACATGATGGCCTCGAGGTGAGGACTCAGCTTGCTGAAGTTCGAGGCGATGATTCGTTCGAAGTTCAAGTTCGTGATGAAGATCACGCTACCCTTGAACTCGAAGGAGTTGGGAAGTGCGTCACTGCGGTTGCTCGTACTGATCCAGTGCAGGATGCGCTTCTCTGTCGTGTCGAGCGCGACCTTCAAGAATGTCAGGCAGTTCTCTTCCTGCAGGACAACGTCAGTGTCATCGAAGACCAACACGTCCCTGGCATCCTGATACTCGAACAGTGTCTTGTAGAGGCCGTTCGCGGTGATGTTGCCTCGCACAATCTTGTAACGGGGCTTGAAGCTTTTCTTCCATTCACCCTCGACGTAAACGGACTCTTCCCGCTTGGGATCGTTACCCGGCGAGGTGGGATCGTAGGCCAGCTTGTCAGTGATGCTGTCCCGCTGCAGGGCGCGTTCCACGCCGAAGCTCTTACCCGTGCCGGGAGCGCCATAGACAACGAGACCCTTGATCGTGCCGCTGGCGATCTCCTGTGTCATATTGCCGAGGATTTCGAAGCGCTCGTTGATCCGCTTGGTGATGTCTTCGTCGGACTCTTCAGACGCAGGCTCGTCGGGAGTGAAATGGCTCATGGCCGGAGGCGCAGGAGCATGAGCCGACATCATACCAGCCATGCCCGTGGCATTTAGGCCAGCTTTGAAAAGATGAGCGTCTTCACCAGTGACTTCATAATCGTCGATCGAGTTGACGAGCATACGGAAGTTGCGCTGCGGATAGCCGGCGACGTTCGTTCCATCTACTGTGATGAAGAGACCGCTCTGTCCAGAGCTCAATCCACGCACCATGTTGAATACGACGTCGTTATGTTCACGACCACCGTGAGTGCCGCGTTTGACTAAGACCTGTGCCACGTGTGGTGCCTTTGCTTTTGAAAACTCACGCCAAACGTAGCTACCTAAAGGTCGCGATGTCAACTTTAGAATCGTTAGTCGACGTCGTAGTCTTCCATTCCCGCAACCTTTAGACGGGTAATGTTGTTGATCTGATATGACTTGGTGTCCAAGCCTTTCATGATGGCCAGATATTGATTTCGGATCAGCGCCGTTTGGTTAATCAAAAGAGAAAGTTCAATCACCTTATCGTCGGCATCAGCATATTTTTCAGCATCGCGGCTACTCATAGTGCGATGGTATCCTTCGAGGAATTTCTTGAAGGCCAGACCTTTGGCTTTCGTCAACCTGATCAGAAGATATTGGTGAATGGCCTCAATCTCTTGAAGCTGACCAAAGCGGTGAGCCATGATACCAGGAAGGCGAGCACTCGCGGTCTCTACACTACCCTTGAGTCTGACTTCTAGTTTGGCTTCTTCAAACTCACGTTCAAAGTGCGCGATGGCGTCGACCAAAGGCATGTAGTTGTTTTCGTCAGCGGTCACGCGACCGTACCAGATACTCATTTTGGGACCTTTAGGAAAGTATGACCCCAAGCTAACTGCTCGGGGCCACACAATGCAATTTAGAAGTTCAGTTCTTCTGTTTCGTCTTCACCGTCTTCTTCATCTCTGAGAAGAATAAGAGCCTCATCCAAGATGGAGTCTTCTCCCTCAATCTCGTTAATGTCAAAGCCGTTTTCTTCGAAAACCTTGAGAAGTCTTAGAGCAGCATCTTCCCGTTTTGCAACGGGCACTACGTCCCTAATGACTTCCCAAACCTCGACAATAATCTCATTGTCGTCACGCATACTCTTACTCCGCAGGTTCAGCAGCTTCCTTGGCGGCCAAGGCCACCATCTCAGCCACCCGGGCACTCTCTTGATTTTCCATATGTTGATGGAATTCAGACATAACCAGGTTTAGCAGCTCGTCACTGATCTGCTTTCGGAAGTACTTATGTTCCGTGCCGTCAAGCGCGGTGTACTTCAACTTGTTACCATCCTTGACGAAGAGGTTCTTCGCCTCGAACAGATCCAAGAGACCCGAGTATGGATCCAGACCAGTTTCGTATGGAATCTTCAGAGTAACTGTCTCGAAGGGCTTGTTATAGCGAGTCTTCATGACCTTAATCTGAGAACGGATGCCACGTACTTCCGTGACCTTGTTGCCGTCCTCGTCTTCCTTCAGCTTCAGCTTGCGCATGGCCACCACGATGGACGAGGCATAAACGAAACCCTGACCACCGGTGATCTTGTCGTCAGGATCAAACATATCCTGTGATGCATAGCTGTGGTTGGTTACCACGAGCCCAATGTCCCATTCACCAAACATATTCACACAGTTGCGAACCAAGGAGTTCAACGCCTTTGGCTTGCGACCCATGTCACCCTTCATCTCACCGGCTTCAAACTGGTTCACGTCTGTTGGCGTGAGCAGCATACCCAGAGAGTCGATGACGAATAGAACCTTGGGTCGCTCATCGCGAGGTGTACTCGCGTAGGTTCCCTTGAAGCTCTTCATGAAGTCACTGATGATCTTGGCAACGTCGTCAATCATTGCCGCGTTGATCTTCAGAAGCTTGTCTTCGCTGACATCCACATCCAGTGCGGTTAGCCAATCCGAATCAAGTGCGTTCTCGCTGTCGATTAGAACTACGAAGTAGCCCTGTTTCTGTGCGTTAGCGATTACGTTGCCCGAAGCCAGGAAGCTTTTACCCGAACCACTCTGACCAGCCAGCATGGTGACCTTACCAAGGGGGATGCCCTTTTGGAAGTCGTTGCTGAGCGCGAAGTTCAGTGCATACGAGCCAGTGCTCACCCAGTACTTGGGGTCGTTAAAGCCCACGGAGATTCCGTCAAGGCTCTTGTTGATGTCTTTTCTAAACTTGGAGATATCTACGGTCTTCATTGTTCTTCCTCTGAACTGTGAAGGGTGGCACGAAGCCACCCTTCATTAGGTCTTACTGACCGCCCTGTTGACGCTCTTTGATCCTGCGAAGGATCTCATTTACGTCGCTACCGCCACCAGCCGAGGCCGGGGCCGCGCTTTCAGTGGTTGGAGCAGGTGCGCTCATTGCCGCTAGGCGAGACATCGCATCCGATGCGGCAGTGCTGACACTGTCGTTGGAAGTAGATGCCGCAGGTGCGGACGAACCGGAGTTCGAGGAAGTGTTACCGCCGGCGTTGTAGCTGCCTTGTGGACGGTAGAATTGGCCCCAACGGTCGTTGTCGAAGGCTTCGTCGTTGACGCTGGCCTGGAACATTTCCTTGATAGCCTCTAGCTCTTCAGCTGTTGGCTTCTTGGGCAGGAAGGACTTGAGATCGTGCAGGCCACCGTTCTCGATAGCTGCGCTCTCCACAGGGTTTAGACTGCGGGTCTTCATGCTCCAGTTGGAAGTGGAGTAGTTGGCGAAACCGCCCTTCGTGGTCTTCTTCAGGTTGAAGTCACGACCCGAGATGTAATCGGTGGGCAGGTCTTCCATCTCAGGATCCATGAGGGAGCCCTTGATGATTTCAAAGATGCTGGGGTTGATGATGAAGCGACGTACAGGATTTTCCGGTACTTCCTTCTCTTCGAAACCGCTGTTGGTTACGAAGCCCTGGAAGATATAGCTCTTCTTCTTCCAGTACTTGCGGGCCAGAGCCTGCAAGCTGTCGTCCTTCCACCACGGACGAGTCTCTGCCAGAACTGGGCAGGTCTCGCCGTACATTTCCATGCAGGGAACCTGAACGATGACTTCACGGTCATGCTCGCCCTTGATGCCCTGGAAAGGCATCTTGATCACAAGACGTTCCACCCAGAAGAAGGTGTTGGTCGGATCTGCGTCTGGAAGGAAACGTAGTTGGGTTGTTCCACCCTCTGGAGTGTTCCAGAAGGGATATACCGCATTATCACCGCCTGTGCGTTGTCCGCCTTCGGCCTTAGTGTTTTGCGCCAGAAGCTTGGCGCGGATTTCGTCTAGAGTAGCCATTTGATAGTCTCTTTTCTTTTTGTTCTTGGACCCAATGTTTGGGACATTTTGTTTTTGTTATATGGGTTGAACGTTTGCCGTTCTCTCCATTCTTCTATTTATACATCCTGGACACACAGAATGCGAAATAGAAATGTTTATTCTATCCAGGTGTCTGCTGCTCCGGGCTTCAAATGGATCTTCCCGTCGTTCAGATTGAGACGATCTTTGTTTACCTTGAGATGGTTCATCGCGTGCCGCATCGTCACGTTGGCTAACTCGCTGATGCGTTCCAGTGATGGTTTTTGACCTAGGAGTTCTAGGTCAGCGATTGCGTCGTAGACTGAGCCAGTGGCCATGGTACTTCTCCTGTATTCCACTCAAAGAAAGAGTGGAGATTTCTCTCCACTATTTATACGATGTTCAGAGTATGATGTCTTTATTCTTATGCCCAGGTCACGTTCATGTCGTTCTTCTGAGCAAAGTCTAGGATGTCCATGAGCTTCTCAATGTAGCGCTCGACCTGAGCATGACTACGACCCATATCGTGCATACGAGCACCCATACCAATGCTGGTGTTTCCGTACTCGTCCTGTCCCACAACCCTATCCTGTTGAATGCTGGCGTCCTTGGTGTACTGATCACTGCCTTTATTCTTGAGTATGATCAGAGCACGCTTCATTTTTGGAATGTCACGGTGGTCAATCATACCAGAGGAATCGTCATCCAATCCCAGCATGTCTTGAATTGCCCGAAGGTTGTCGTAGGAGACATCAAGGCTGGGAAAGTCCCAATGATCTTCTGTCTCTTTTCCAGAACCCTGGCAATAAACGCAGGCTTGATCGTGATCTCTACCAGTACCTTCGCAATCTCGGCAATCCATTTCAGTCTTGCTCACGAGTTCACTGGGCCAGCCATGGTGCTCTTGTTCAGTGCCCGAGTTGTAGATCCGGCTGGGGTAGATGGTAGCGCCCTCCAAGAGGACGTTACCACCTATAATTTCACCCCAACGCATTACTTCTTCAATCCAGACAATAGACGGAGGCGATCAAGATCATCAGCAAATTGGCGGTTCGGAATTGCTGCCTCTTTTAGAGTCTCATTCTGTGGGCGACGCAGGAATGCTAGATCGCTAACCACCTCGTTATCAATATCATCCTCGTCGTCGTCCTTCTTGACATCGGCGATGAAGTCATCTCCCATGTCACCGGCATGGGAGGATTCTTCAATGCCGGAGAGGAAATTCCTGATGCTGTCTTCAAGACTTGATTCGCCTTGATGATCAGCAATGTCAGCTATGAACTTGAGAGCGTTTTCATTCATTTCATGATAGTGATCACCTTCGATGATATCAGAAGCAATGCCGGCCAGAGTATGACCATGATTGCTATTGATAAAATCAACAAATCCATGAGCATCATTCATACCCATCTCACCGCCTTCGAAATATGAAGGCGTTGCAGCTTGCTCGGTAATCTCACTTTCATTGGTGCCCAGCTTTTGGCGGACAAAATCATCGGGCTTTACCTGGCCGGGGCCGTTGCCCCAGTTTGCTTCGCTCTGAGCGACCTTGAATACTTTGGTCTTCTCACCATTGTTCCGTAGAGAGTCAACTTCAGCCTGCGCATCTTCCTTACTGTCAGCATCGAAGTGGTGACCCCAAATGCCATCATCCATTAGGAAGAATACACTGTGGTACATTGGCTCCGCGGCCTCTTCCATGGGAACAGTAGGTGCTGCTAAAATACTCTGTGGATCAAATTGCTCAAACCAAGCTTCCATATCAGCCATTTCCTTAACGGCCAAAGGCGACCGCTTATGCACATAGTCTGTGGTATCGACCTTCTCCACATCTCCGATTGCGATAATCTTAGAACCACCGTGTTGGAACATGACCTTGACTTGAGTTGAATCAACTTCAACAACTTCACCTGGACCAAAATCGGTGGCTACCAGGTCGCCGATATCAAAGGAGGTTACTTCTGATTCACTAAGCGGGGCATCGAAGGTCCAGCCATTTGATTGGGCAATCTTGATGATTGGTGGCATCAGATCTCTAGTCATCTCATCGTCGAGATCGTAATAGTCACGGCCAAGAATGTCCGCTACTTCCTTACCCAGGTAACTGTTGAGTTCACCCTGCAACTCCGAAGTGCTTAATGGTTCATCTTGATCACAAGGGCCATTAAGTTCTGGGAATTTCTCATCTATGAAAGCTTGCGCACCACCCTTTTCGAAATCATGGTACACTTCCGCTTCTGCGTTCTCTTCGGAATCCGCCTGGGCGCCAGCTGAATAACTGGTGTAATCACCATATTCCATGATGTCGTCCTCAACCTGCACGGCTTCGTTCGTGTCATCATCCAGAGAGTTAACAAGCTTGCGGGACATCAGGTGTTCTATCGGCGACAACCTCTTGTCATCCTGAAGTTTGTCCACAATACTGGAGATCCAGGTCCATAGTGAATCGTTCTGCATGGCGGCACCAGCGTCAAGGTAGAGACCCAGCTTGTAGCGTGCTTCTGATCGTTCATCGGCGAAGCCCGGCATCTCATCAGGTAAATCAACATCGGCAATTCGTTCACCGTTATTGATGGCTCGGAGACCATCAGCTAGGTCGTCAATCTTCTGTTGTGACTTACGATCGTCACGGTCTTCGGGACTTTCTCCCTCTTGTCCACTGTTGGCTTTGCGAGTACCAAACCACTCACTGGCGAAGTTTGTGAAGGCATCACCCTCGGCCAGCAATTCATAGGCTGATTCGCTAAGATCCAGATAGCCTGTAATATCATCGGCAGCTTCTGGTAGGATGGCAAGACCGAAGTCGTGGCGCACCCAGTGGTTATTCTCCAGCAGTCCATATTCACTGGAGAGAGCTTCAATCAGATCGTCAACACTCTCTAGTGCCAGAACCTGACTAAACTTGGTAGTATCGATTGTCATGATGTTTTCACCCAAAGTTATCAGAGCCACTGAGCGAATTGTTTCAGCCAGGGCATGGTTAGTATCAATGTCCAGGAGTTCACGTAGGCGCTGGCATTCCAGTTCCACAGTGTCGTACCTATCCTCTTTGATAGTGGTTTTATTTTCGTAGGCCTTGCTTTCCAAAGCCATCGTGTAGCCACGAGGGCGGCCAATGGATTGAAGTTCCTTACGGATTTCTGCAACCCTATTACGGAGCGGAGTGCGAACACTCTGTGCATCCTCAGCGAGGGTTTTCCTCGAGTGTTGGACATAGCGAGCGACCTTTGTGAGGTCGCTGGCTTCTTGAGAGATCTCTACGATATATGAACCCAGTCCATCATAAGCAGACCCTCCCTCAGCGAGATGTTTGGCCCAAGCTCGTGCGCCACTGAGGTGACACACTGGGAACTTGAGGCGCTCGCCCGCTTTGGTTTCAACAAACATACTCAAGATGTTGCGGCCCCTGCTTCCCATTACGTCTTCACGTACAGGAGAGCAGTGACGCACAACAAGCTTTGCATTACCGATCTGTTGATAGCTGGTCTTAGTGGAACCCCACATAGCCGCCTCGCCAATAGTCTGGTAAGCGAAGTCCTTGGGAGACAATTCCTTACCATACTTCTTCACGTCCAGGATCACGTTGTAGCGTGAACTCATGGCGCGAAGTGTATTGATAATAGAAGCCACAATCTTAAGGTCTGCTGCTTGGCTGAGGTAGAGATTGATTGAACTATCCACGTCGTCCTCGTTGACGCTGATCATCATCTTGTCTGGCTCAGCAAAGAACTTACGAGCCATGCTAGGCTCGTAAACTTTGCGACCTTGCGAATCAAACAAGGTTAGAATCTTACCAGTCCCCTTGAGGATCTGGAACAATTCTTCACTCATGTTTCCAAAACGTGAACTCATACTAGTCCTCCAAATGTATGGGTATTTAGCGGATACCTGAGTTAGAAGCTGAACGGCATTGGTACGATATCAAAGTCATCAGCTTCGATGGCATCACTGAGTGCCTCACCCAAAGTGTCATCCCATGCCGCAACTTGCTCCAGCACACGAACAGCCAGTAGAGTACTCATAATGAGGTCATCTGTTTGACTAGGGCGGGCCTTGAATCCCTCACCACTGTTGATGAAATTCTTCAATTCTGTGATAAGGCCCCTGCTGTGAATGGTGAGTCGACCACTCTCCACGAGACTCTTGAATCGCATTGCCGAGGTCATCTTCGTACGGGAATTGGTGTTCAGTCCCTTGGTGCGGCGACCGAAGCCAGGGCGACGTGGTTCATGAATGAAGTTACCAGGGAAGTTCTCTTCTCCAGTCTCTTCAATGACTTGTAGGTGCTGGCCACCCACACTATTGTTTTCTAGTGTCCAGAACAGTTCGGGTTCTGCTACCTGGTCGGGATGGTTTGCCATCTCCTGATAGAGGAAGTAAAGCACCTTCATCATCTGCTCAATTTGGCCCTTGGGTACGGTGTTGTGATGTCTCCATTCTGCAACCTGCGTGAGTGAGCTGAGGTCATAGACTTGAATAGCTGCATGGTCACCACCTGTTCCCGTCGAGGGATCCAGTGTTACAGAATAGACGTGATTGGGTTTGATGTTCTCGAACCAACGGATCTCTCCGATCTTGAAGATAGGATCTTTGAAGGAGAGATTGGAAAGAGTGAGTGGTCTGATCAGAGTCTCTTCAAAGGAGATGAATCGGCAATTGTTTTCTCGGTCAAAGATATCATCGCCAAGCTGAGCTCTCTGTTGCTTTTCCCAAACCTCGTCACGATCAGGGTGGTGTTCCCAGGTGACCTTCACTGGATAGAATCCGTTGCGGCCGAGACCATCAGGAATCACGTTTCCATGATCATCCAATGGATTATTGGCACCATGCCAGATCTGTGCAAACTGGTCTTCGTCATGGTTTGGTGTGCTGGTGATGATGCAGCTACCACCGGTCGCCAGCGTGGGCTGAATAGCAGACCAGAATTCTTGAGCCTTGTTGGGTGCCACGAACGCGAACTCGTCCACGTACAGGAGGGAGATCGAAAGACCACGACCGGCGTCCTTGGCGGTAGCGCGACTAATGATACGTGAACCATTGTCGAAGGAGATGGTACCCTTGTTGTATTCCACAACACCAGCGCGAAGCCAGTTGTGTTCTTCAAGGTTTTCATATGCGAACCTGATACGATCCATGATTTCCAGCGCGGCGGTGTATTTGTTACCTGCGATTAGGATCGTGGTGTCTGGTTCGAACATTGCTTTCCAAAGAAGGAAGGCAGCCGCACAAGTGGTTTTTCCCATCTGTCGAGCAGTGAGCGCGATGCAGTATTGATTCTTATGGAAGGCGTTGATCAGGTTGACCTGATAGGGGTAGAGGTGG